ATGGAGGTAATTTAACTGCTAGAACTATAACTACAGCAAATCAACCAGATCTTATATTTAATAGGCAATGGAATTATCAACAAGATTGGTATGTACTCGACTCTAATAGAGTAATAACAGATAATAAAGTTATAATAACAAATACTAATGCTGCAGAATCAGTACTTCCTCAAGGTAATGTTACATCAGTAGGTGCTACATCTGTGGGTATATCTAGTGGGTCTTGGTTGAATAGTACAGGTTCTACTTATCAAATGTGGATGTGGAGAGCCAATGGAGGAACAACCTCTACAAATTCTACAGGTTCAGTAAATGTAACACAACAAGTTGACCCTAGTGGTGGACTTTCTATTTCTACTTATAGTGGTGCAGGTGGAACGGGTACTATAGGACATGGGTTAAGTTCTGCTCCTACTATGGTTTGGGTTAAACAACTTAATGGTGCTAATAATTGGGCAGTATATGCTAAAGGTGCAGGTAATACACAATATGCTTATTTAGATACTGATGCAGCCTTTGGAAGTGCTACTATGTGGCAAAACACAACTCCATCAAGTAGTCTTGTTTATTTAGGCGATAACAATGAAGTAAATCATAGTGGCAGAACATATGTTGCTTATTGTTTTGCAGATGTAGAAGGTTATATGAAATCAGATTCATACGTTGGAAATGGTAATGCAGATGGGACATTTGTTTATACAGGATTCAGACCTGCTTTTGTACTGAACAAACCTTTAGTAGCAGGAAATTGGAGACAACAAGATATTCACAGATCACCTTTTAATATAACACAAAGTTCATTATCACCTAATAGTTCAGCGGCATACGATACGGGTGCTAGTGTTAAGATAGACCTTCTTTCAAATGGTTTTAAAATGAGAGATTCACAAACACCTTGGAATCAAACAACTACATTTGTATACTTAGCATTTGCAGAAAATCCATTTAAATACGCAACAGCAAGATAATTAACAAAGGAGAAAAATAAAATGTGGGCTTTAGTAAACGACTCAAATAATGTAACCAATGTTTATGGGGCTTTTCCTTCGAAAATAACTATAAATAATAGACATTATGATAAGGCAGAATTAAATGCGATGTCTGATTCTAATAAATTAACTTTAAAAATATATCCTGTTACAATAGCAGCACAACTAGATAATAACTATTATGTTTCTAATGACCCAACTTATGCTGTTGATGGGAACAAAGTAGTTGAAACAATAACTAAATCTGCGGATAGAAAACTAGCTGACGAAGATGCTAAAGATGAGTCTAACAATCAAATGTTTGAGTTGGACGGTACTACAAAAAAAATTAATTATGGCTTAAAAACTAAAGCAAAAGAGCAAGCTACTGTGGAAGCAAATAGTTACTTGTCTGGTTTTTCATGGTTAATAGAACGCAAAGTTACAGCAGAGACAGCAATTCCTTCAGCAGTAATAACATATATGGCAGCAATTCGCACCGATCATGCAAGCATAGCAGCAGCTTTAGATGGAGCAGCAGACATGGCTGCTTTTATCGCTCTTCATACAACAACATATAATGCTGATAATACTGTTAATGTAATAGCTAAAGTTCAATCGTGGACAACAGATGCTAATGTAAAATCTTATAGGAGATAACTTATGGCTCTATGGTATATAAGGCTATTTGACAAAATATTTGGAGCACGTTGTAAATGTGGGCCTGTGGTGACTCCTAAACGTAAAAAAGGTCGCCCTAAAAAAACTAATGTAGGGAGTTAACTATGCCTTTAGCGCGAATAGTATTTAAACCAGGCGTTAACCGTGAGACTACTTCTTATGGAGCCGAAAACGGATGGTACGATTCTGATCTTATTCGCTTTCGTAAAGGTCGCCCAGAGAAGATGGGTGGTTGGGCACGATTAAGTAGTACGGCTTTTCAAGGCACAGGCCGTTCTTTGCATGTATGGGCAGCATTAGATAATTCTCAATTTATGGGTTTAGGAACTGAGTTTAAGTTTTATATTGAGCAAGGAGGAGGCTATAATGATATTACTCCTATTCGTAAAACAGTTGCTTTAAGTAATAATCCTTTTTTAAGCACAGCAGGAAACGGAATAATTACCGTTACTGATATAGCGCATGGCGCAGTTGTTAATGATTTTGTAACGTATAGTGGCGCTACAGGGTTTGATAGTCTTACCACAGGTGACTTAAATAAAGAACAACAAATTACACAGGTTATAGACGCTAATTCTTATAAAATAAATACCGGCGGCACAGCAAACAGTGGTTCTGTAGCTGGTGGTGGCGCTTCTATTTCTGCGGAATACCAAATAAATACCGGATTAAACACGGTAGTATCAGGAACAGGTTTTGGAGCTGGGTTTTGGGGAGGAATAACTTCTAGTTATTCTGCTACTACCTTATCTTCTGGTATTTCTAACTCTGTTACAAGCATTCCTTTAGTAAACGCTTCCTATTTCAATACAGCCTCTACAACATTAAGTGCGGCTATAACAACGTTTAGTTCCTCCGTTCCCGTAAGCAATGGAGCTGTTTTACCTACGACAGGCACTATTAAAATTAATAACGAGTACATTCGTTACGGAACTAAAAGCGTTAATACGTTGGGAGATTTAACTAGAAACTCTGATGGCTCTACTGTTGCGGGACACGCAAGCGGAGATACCGTTACTTTTGTAGGGTTAATTAATATAGAAGACGAATTAATTCTTTATACAGGAAAGACAGGAAATAATTTAGATGCTGGAGTTGTACGTGGAGTTAGAAGTACAGCGGCGGTTTCTCATACAGGTGGCCAAGTAGTTCGTGAAGCAAATGATTTTATAGGATGGGGAGATCCTGCATCAACAACAGCTTCTACAGGACAAAACATTAGATTGTGGTCACAAGATAATTGGGGGGAAGACTTAGCTTTTAGTGTATACGATGGCACGCCTTACTATTGGAATAAGACATTAGGCTTAACAGCAAGAGCTATTTCATTAGAGTCTCAAACAGGCGCTTCTAATTGTCCTACTATAACCAGACGTATAATGGTGTCAGGATCTGATAGACATCTTATAGCTTTTGCTTGTAACTCTCAGGGAGAAACTCTTCAAGATTTATTACAAGTACGATGGTCTTCACAAGAAGCACCTTTTGATTGGACTCCTACAGCTACAAACACTTCCGGGGCTCAACGTATATCTTCCGGTTCTGAAATAATATCTGCGCAAAAAACTAGACAAGAAATATTAATTTGGACCGATGCAAATTTACATGCTATGCGATTTGTAGGGCCACCACTAACATTTGGTTTTACATTACTAGCAAGTAATGTTTCTATTGTAGGTCCAAATGCTGTTACAACTGTAGGTGACAGGGTGTTTTGGATGGATAGAGAAAACTTCTACGCTTATACAGGGCGACTAGAAATTATTCCTTGCACAGTATTACGTTATGTTTTTGACGATATTAACCTTAGCCAAAGCTTTAAATTCTTTGCAGCATCTAACCGGATGTTTGACGAAGTCTTTTGGTTTTACGTGTCTTCTGGGTCAACAGAAATAGATCGTTATGCTAAATACAATTATACAGAAGGTACTTGGGATATAGGGTCAATGGTTCGTACGGCTTGGGTAGACTACAGTATTCATGATAATCCAAGAGCGGCAGGCACAGCAAATGGCAATGAATATATTTATATACAAGAAACAGGAACGGACGCTGACGGAGAAGCTATGGGTTCTTACATTCAATCCGCCGATTTTGATTTAGGTGATGGCAATGAGTTTATGTTTATTAATAGACTTATTCCAGATGTAGATTTAGCAGGAACGAATGCCTCTATTGATTATGTAGTAAAGACACGAAACTTTCCAGGAAGCGATTTAAGTACAAACTCTACTAATGTTGTAACATCTAGTACCGATCAGAACTTTTTAAGAGCACGTTCTCGTCAAGCCGTTATTCGTATACAAAGCACGACAACCGATGTAGCATGGACATTAGGTGACTTACGATTAGACATACGACCAGATGGGAGACGTTAATGCCTTTTAAATCAAAGAAACAAGAAGATTATTTAAAAATTAACGAGCCAAAGATTTATAAAAAATGGAAAAATGATTACGGAGACGGCGGTGTTAATATTAATATTCCAGGAGGTAACGTTAATATGACAGAAAAAGACGTTACGGCAACAGTGCAAGACGGTACTACATGGGCACAAATAAATAAATCGTATGAACGAAAAGGTGACGCTTCTTTTTTAATAGAACAAGAACTAGATGTTAGTGAGGATGGACGCGTTTCTATCCAAGCTTGGGATAGAGAGGGAAGAGGCGGAGCCGGAGCAGAAATAACCTTTCAAAACGAAAATGTTAGCTTAAATGCCGGGAGAGACGATAAAGAAAATTTTGTTTCTTTACAAGGCCGCATACCTTTTGAAGATGGCGGCATGGCTGATGGAAACTGCCCAGTAGATGGCGAGGCTATTAGAGGAAAAACAAAAATTAGAATGAAAGGCAAGTAATGGCACGTTTGTTAACCAGCAGTTTTGCAGATGCACCAGAGCCTTACGACTCTATTGCTTGGCAAAGAATACTAAGAGATATTGAAATGGCGTTGACTTCTAAAGAAATGCCAGAAATAATTGAAGGACAAGATGACTCGCGTTCAATAACTTGGTTTATGGAATAAAATGGCAAATGCGTTTAAAAATATCGTTACAATACCGTCTGGCACGTCAGATACCATAATATATACATGCCCAACTGCAACTCAAGCTATTGTAAAAGTTATAAATGTGTATAATAGTCATAGTGGAAGTGTTACTGTTTTAAGAAAGATAAGAGATTCTTCCGAGTCGACAACAGTTATTATTGATTCAAATGCTTTAGCTGCTTCGGCAAACTCGTCCCTCACAGGTCCTTTTGTGTTAGAGGAAAGTGATACGCTTCTTGTAAACTGTACGACCGGAAACGTTATAAATGTTTTCGCAAGTGTTTTGGAGGTATCATAAATGCAGACACAAACGCAAACGCCTACACCTAAATATCAAGGAGATCCTTCTGTACAGGCTCTTGCTAATGGTTTAGGAACTTTAGGACGCTATGGCGATGAATATATGGTTCATGCCGCTCACGGAGAAACCGTAATTCCAGCCGAGATATTCGAGTCAAACCCCGAATTAAAACAACAATTATTCCAACAAATGCGTTTAATGGGTATTAAAGATCCTAATCGTTATGTTGTAGGAAATTCTTTAAACTCTATTAACCCTTTAACAGGGCAACCAGAGTTTTTCTTTAAAAAAATATTTAGAGCTATCCGTAGAGTTGTAAAAAAGATAGCCCCTATTGTTGTTCCAATAATAGGAAACATGATAGCCCCCGGTATTGGTGGCCCAATAGCTTCCGCTTTATATTCTAAAGCAACAGGAGGATCATGGGGCGACGCTTTAAAAAGTGCCGCGTTATCGTACGGAGCTTCTGCATTAGGCAGTGGCGTAAAAGGTATTATGAATACAGGGACTGCCTCAGGGTTCTTTAGTGGTTTAAAATCAGGAGCTTTAGCACCATTTAATGCCGCAAGTAATTTATTTACTAGCGGAGCAAACAATCCGTTAGCGCAAGGTATATTTGGTCAAAGAGGTGCTGGATTAATATTTGGTAGCACTGCAGGATCAGGTCCAGGAGGTGTAGGCACTTATAGTAGCGAAGGTTTGTTTGGTAAAGGATATGAGGGTTTAAACAAAGCAGCAAACGCTATTTTCCCATCTTATCAAACATTTAGCGGTGGACAAACTTCATTAGGTAATAACGCTGTAACAGCAGAACAACAGGCTGCAAGTCAAAAATCAGGCTATGATTACAGCGCTAAAAATCCAACACAGCCTATAGGCTCTGATAGTGGCGGTGGCGGCGGAGTAGACGTTAATAACGCGGCTGTTAAATTAAGCCCTATTGATGGAGTTAAAGGCGGAAGTAATGCTCAGTATGCATCAGGCACTTATGATCCGGCTACAGCAATGACACCAGGGGAAAATGCAGTTCGAGGTGCCTTTACACCAGAATCAGGGTACACCGATATTGCAGGCGCTACAACAAATGCCGTAGGTGACGCGGTTACTACAAATGCCGCAACAGGTACTTCTAAACTAGGCAATGCTTACGATTGGATTAAACGTAACAAATACTTAGTAGGTGCAGCTGGCGCAGCAGGATTGTATTACTTGTCTGAATCAGAAGAAGATCCAATGCCAGACAGAGACGAAATGTTAGCGATGACCGATCCGGAAAGATTAGCTTATGAGCAGTTTGGCCAATTAAGTCCTGAAGAAAAAAGAGGGCAACGTGGTCATGAGTTATTAAGTCAATCTGGTATTCGCCCAAGGTACTCACCTACCGATTTAGCTAGAATTACAGGTATTGGCCTTGACAACGCAACAAATTTCCAAACAAATACTTTTGGAACCACTGGTACCTCAATGAATGCGGCTCAAGGCGGCGTAGCTAATTTTGCACTTGGTGGTGGCGG